GGTTGTTGTACAGGGTACCACCTGGACCCATTGCTGAATTGATAGTGCTACCCATACTTTCCATGCTAGTTTTTACTGCTTGGTTAGAAGTTTTTGTCTCCGTAGTTAATGTTTTGAGTCCCTCAGCTATACTCGTAAGTGCTGCTAGAGTTTCTGCACTGGAGTTCCCACCAGACAGATCAGTTCCAAATAGTATAGAATCCCGATCGTTCAGTTGGACGGTACCGGTTGGACTTGAAATAAATGTTCCATCCTCTAATAAGGCTCCATCATTTGCTTTGGTGATTGTTCGATTTTCAGATATAGGTGTCACTCCCGATACGCTAGCCAGCTTAGATACTATAGACTCCACGTTTAGTGCTACTTGCTCAACCCTTTTGAATAATTCATCTCCCGAACCATCAAAGAATCCTCTCAGCTTCTCTCCTAATTTATTAAACGCTTCTGTTATTTGATTTATTGTTTGTTTCTTTCCCAAAAATGCATTCAAGTCATCTAAGAAATCTTTTACGGGTAGTGATAAATTTTTAGTAATGTTAGCCTTGATTGCATTGAAGCTACCCGTGAGTTTAGTTAGGGCTGTTATACCATCTTTACCCAGTAGATCGTTGAAACTTTTAATCTCATTGTTATTAAGTTTCAATCCCTTTTGGACCCTGGATATTTGGTCTGCAGTTAATCCGGTTGCAGTTGTTAATAATTCTTGTTTGTTGAGTGACATTTCTTGAATATTTGTTGTATTCTTTAACTGCTTGAATAACTCGGTCTGCAAGCCATTAAAATCTTTTGCATTACCCAAACGAGCTAGCTCGAATAGATTTATTTGTTTTCCAAACAAGAACTGAAGGTCTTGATTAGCAACAATTGTTCCTTCGATATCCAGGAGACCTTTTGCAAAAGTTGCTGTTTGTTCAATACCTAATCCAAACTGTCGAGCCTGAGCTGCTGCTTTCACCAAATTATCTAATGAGTCTGCAGTAAATCTAGCCACTAGTTCTGTATTCCCTGCTAAATCCTTTAATACTCGAGGAGCATTTGTTCCCGCAATAGCTGCTGTCTCGAAAGCTCCTTGAGCTAGATTCTTAGCTACTTCTTCAGTTACTCCCTGAGAAGTCATAAATGTAGCTACAAGTGCTCCGGCCTCATCTACAGATAGACCTAGTTGTCTCGAGAGAGGAAGTATAGTTTTTGTTAAGTCGTCAGCCTGTTCAAACGATATACCAAAGTTATCTGCGAGTTGAGCCGTTGACAGCACAACATCCTCCATAGCAAAACCAAACTGAATGGCTGTGTTTTCTGCTGCAAAGAGTCCATCTACTATTCGTCTATCTTCACCCAGAGCCCCAAACTGACCGGTTATTGCACTCATCCTATCAAAGAAATCAGTTGCAAAATCTTTTATGATACCAAACCCCGTCTTCAGTAAATTCAAAGGATTAATAAAACTCAACATACTCTTGAGTGCTCCTCCTATACTCTTACCGACATCCTTCATGACACCAAGGAATCTGTCTGCTACCGAGACCCTTTGCTGTTCCAGATCAAACGCTGCAAATGCATTTTCTAATGCTTCACTAGTCTTACCGGTCCTTGCTACTTCTTGATCATATTGCTTCTTTAGACTATTGACCTTCATTCCAGCAAAGATGCTATCCTTTTGTGTAATCTTAAACAGTTTTTCACCTATCTTAGATGCAGAGAACTGCATGTCGAGATGACCCTTTTGGACCTTACCATACTTAGCTTGGTTTGAAACAGCTTGTTCAGTAATATTATTTATATCCTGAATGAAGCCTACTGTTTGTTTGAATTGAGTGTTTAGTTGATCCGGTAACTTTGCCATATCGGATAGAGCATCTGAAAGTTGCTTAGCTGCTCCTGCTGTCTTGTTGAGCTGTCTTTCTAGCTTATTTACTTCAGCAGTTGTTTTTGATATTTGTTCCGGTGATAGATTTTTTTCATTAGCCATAAAGGTTACCCCAGTTATGAATAAATATCTACCAAGTCAGTTATTTACGGGGAAACCGTGACATAGGTGTCACTGTTTTATTTTCCGCTTCTTGATCCTTTATAGCTTGTTTTTGAGAGTCTTTCAGATCAATTAACTCTTTAGTATAAAAGTTTCTTAGATATATTGGCATATCATACACATCACGAAATGTAAAGCCTTGACCGTGATGTATTAATGCAAATATGTTTTTGTGAAGGGTGGCTTTATCCTTGGGTTGAAGGCCAAAAAAACTCAACGGTAAGGGGAATGTCAACCCTAACCGTATCACCTCCTAATTCTATGTTTTGCGACAATTCAATATCCGGTGTGACTCTTAGGATTTCCTTCCTAAGTTCTAACGAGTCCTTGGATAGCATGTTATGGACAGCCTCAACGATAACTGGTTGTTCAGTATTACCATTGACTGATGTTATAGTATGTCTTAGTCTTGTAGTGACTTCTGCAGACGTTCCTATCTTCTTTGAAGCCTCTATATCTCTATTGATAGCTTTATCAATGGCTCCTGTAGTTAGCTTGAACGTAACCTTGTGCTTACTAACTGGTAGTGTAAAATTAAATTGACCCTGAGAGTACTCGGCATCTTCTGGTAAAGTTGTGAATTTACACTTACTGAGATCAAAAGTATAATCGACCATTTGACCCGTGGATGGATCTTGAATCCGTGCTGTATACTCCGATCCATATGCTAGTATTCTAGCTGCTACCATCAAGGCATTCTTATCACCTAATATTAACTCATCCACCTTAATGGACTTGTCTATGATTAAGCTTCCAAGTAGATGATCTATTACTACACCCTTTTGGATAAGATTGGTTGACGTGAGGATATCTTCTTCCTTAGCGGTCATGTATTTTAATTCTACTTTACCTGAAGCGAGAGCGCTATCTTTGGGATATACGTCTCCATTGCTAGGGATATCTACTATCTCTGTAGGGAATGGTTGTTCTGCCATAGTGGTCCTCCTTAGACCTGTACGGCTCTACGATACCACCCGTACCAAAACCTTTCTTGTTCTGGTCGATTGAAGACAATCTTGGCGAATCGTAAAACTCTGTAACTTCGTATCCTTTCTGCGGATACCTTTTCGGATGCTGATATGGTCATTGGACCTATTTGTCCATCAACCTTCAGTTTATTTTCTTTGCGCTTAGCATTACAAGCCTGCTGTAACACTTTGACTGCACCAGACTTACCAAAATTCACACACATATCAAAGTATATCTGACGTATCTGTGGAGGTAGGTCTTGTGCTTTACTGGGCTTCCAGTAGTCTTCGAAGTAGATATTCTTTGCTTCATCTCTCGTGAGATTCTTTATATCTACATTTGGATAGAACCTCTTGGCAATCCCAAAGTTGGTCTCACCTCCTAAATCAGAGGGATCGTCAACGTACCCACCTTCATGGTTTAGTACGTGTTCTATTATATCATTAAAATTTGTGGCTTTATCCACTATTTAAATACCTTTAGAATTGTAATATTGCGTAATCGTATCTAAGAGTCAATGTTATGTCTATTGGAGCAGATGAACCAAAATCCATTTCACCAAAATTAGCTTGTTGAATATAAGCACCCTTGAGTGTCCACTCTTCAACCTTATCACCTACCGGTCCTAATACATTAAACGTAATATCTTTTTTGTAAAAATCAGCATAACCATCACGACCAGTTACGGACTCATGAGATAATCTAATCCATTCCATTGTAGCTTGAGCTGCTGAAGGTACTATTGGATCATACATTGTTATCTGTAGTGTTTCCCACGCACCCTTACCCTTGACGTATTGTGTGACGTTCATGTGAGGTAGTGGAACATCTTCAAATGTAATTTGAGGACGTGCTGCTTGTCTTATCATATATGCTGGAATGCCGTCGATGATCATGATGAACCTATTTTGTAATTTAGGTTCAAATGGTGTGAACATTATCTCGTTGGCTGAAACTAGCTCTGGCATGTTTTTCTCCTAAGGATTCTTTTCACCTATAAATATCGTTTAGTTTGAAAAAATCCTCGTATCAGTTACTATTCTGGAAAAGTAGCCCCTGTAGGCTGTACTGTAAAGTCCAAAATAATAAATTCTGCTGTTCGTGTTGGTTGTAAAAATATCTGTCCATACAAAATATTTCTGTCTATGACATCTGGAGTGTTGTTGGATTCATCCATTACCACTCTAAAGGCTGATAGACCTGAATTAGATTGTACCTGTTCCATAAAAGGATTCACAATGTTGAGGAATCTACTTCTAGTAGCTGAAGTATTCTGTTCAAATAGTAAGAATCTAGAAGTACTTGCTATGAATTTCTTCACTCTAATGAGAAGTCTTCTTACATTGATACGATCTAATGCTGAAGCTTTCTTCTGTAATGTTTTCTGTCCAAATACTGTTACTCCCTGTCCTGGGAATGTTGCTATTGGATTCACGTTACTATCATAGAGTGTATCTCTAACGCTGTGTGTTAATTTTCTTTCTGCTTGTATCGCAACATCAATACCACCTCTATTTAGACCTGCTGGTGCAAACCATGGGTGAGCTACTCTATCATTGAAAGCGTATACTCCACCCATCACTACTGATGGTGGTACGAATACATTTGTTCCCAATGTAGGTTCTGCTATTTGAATCCAAGGCCAGTACATTGCTGCATAGCTAGAGTCTCTAGTCTCCGCTTCCGTAGTTACAGTTCCCACTGCACTATCAAAGAATACTGGATCTGCTACTACAAAACAATCACCTCTATTTTCTGCCATGTCAATGGCCTTAGTGAGAAGTTTTGATCCACCAGTTCCTGCATCAATGACTCCAGGCAGTAATACAAGATTAATGTCATACTCATCTTGATTACCTAGTAGATTGATTGCATCTTCATATGCGGTCTGACCTTCTGCTGCAGAGTTTAAATTGAAACCCTGTGAATTTGAATCAGATATCTTTTCGTAAAATGCATATCCACCTGCTGGGTCAACAGTTCCTGCAGTATCACCTAAAGCGTTGAAACCTGCTGCTCCTGAAGAACCTCCAAAGAATGATCCACTCGATAGAATAGGTATGGACCCTGAATTGGTCAACCTTATGTTACCATTGTCATCAAGATAGTTTGGAGTCTGCTTGAGAACTTCGACCCTAACGTACTTTGATTTATTTGGATAAGAACCACTAGCTTGAATGTATGGATCGGTTGTTCCACTACCCTTGAGTGTAAAACTTTGATCTCCAACTACTTTAGCTATGTAGTTTGATTGGAATGGATCTAAACTGACGTTTGTAAATGACTCCAACGCTGACTTGCGTTTCTCTGAATCATTACCAGCTCTGATTGCTATACTAAAGGTACCTTTCTTTGGGTTCCTTGCTGTTACTTCATATCTTAAATTGTCTTTTGAACCACTGACTAATACTTTGTTCGTACTCAGAACTCCACCAACTGAGCCTGATAAATGGTGGGGCTCGGCTCCGTTGAAGCGTACGATATTATTATTTTGCTCTGCTCCATGAGCCAGCGTATGTAGTATAATGGATGAAGATGCTTCCAGAAATGGTTCTATCTGTCCATCCGCGGCCGCTCCTGTTGCTCCGTTACCGTCGGTGTTGGCCATGTTTGGATGTTGATAATCTTCGTTAGGTACTAGAGATTTAGCAGTAGTGACTCCACCAGCTAACACTCTCACAACCGTAAGGGCAGTACCGTTCTTTAAATATTCTCTTGCAGTCAGAG